TGAATCGCTTGAGTTTAATCCCATCGAATTGGCTAATTGACCGCTAACGATTGCCAAATAGTGACCAAGTTTTTGATTATTGGTTGCGGCGTCACCGCCAGCCACATAACCAATTTGTCTAGCAAGGGCGGCTTCCAACTGTCCAGGTTTACCTTGTTCGATTTGCGTAGCCAAACTTTTTATTTGCGACAATGAATCCTGCACTTGCGGAACTTGCATTGCGGCCTGTTGCGCTTGATCTCGATGGTTTAACAAACCCTGATAACTGGTTGCTGTTTCGGCAGTTGCTGGGAATACGGTTTGCCCTGTACCCGGCTGAATTTGTCCTGCTGCAGTTCGAGAAACAATTCGCGGTTGACCTGTTGTTGGGTCAATAACGATTTGATTCGCGCTCTCTGGCGAGATTGCAGGGGTATAAGTTGGTGCTGTGGGCTGCGTTCCCTGCTGATAGGGCGAAACATTCATAGGTGTTGCTTGTATGCCTTGCGATGTTGCTTGATTTGCATACAAAGGTGATGCATTTAGCTGTTGCGCTTGAGTTCCAATTCCACTCATTCCGCGCAAACCGTTCCTAATTGTTTGTATGGCCTGTTGCGGACTGGTCTTAGCCATATCAATCAATTTGTCCGTCATTTTGCTAGGGCTTTCTGGAACACCTAAATCATCAATCAAAAATGAATGTGCAGCCTGTAATTTCTTCACCATTGCATCTGAATCCGGATTAGCAGGATTAAACGCATTATCCGCTAATAGAGCGGCATAAGTGCTTCCTACCTGTGACGCATAGTTTTGTTTTGTGGCTAAGGTCTGTTGTTCAAGCTGCTGCGCTGCCGTTCCTGCTTGCGATTGCGCTTGAGAAATTGCAGGAGCTTGGGTTGCAGCATAGCGTTCCGTTGCAAGCTGTTGTTGCTGTAAAAGCAAAGGATTGATTTGTTGCGCTTGCTGATAGGCTTGCGATCCACGCGCAATATTCAGCAAGTCGGATAAGGACATTTGCGGTTGGGGTGCTACACCTTGAACCGTGTTAAATGATAGGTCTGCCATCTTATTCTCCGCTTAGGATAGATGCATTGCTTGGGATAGAAATCCCACCAAAATATCCCTGACCACCGCCGCCACTCGTTTGAGGATTTGTAAGACTTCCTAAATAATTGTAGCCAGCAAGGTTTTGTAGGCCACCACCTAATGCGTTAGCAACACCAACCTGACCGGCGGCTTGTGCTTGTCCTGCGCCAATCGCGGCCTGCCCAATATTACCCGCCACATTGCTGGCTAGGGCTTGTGTCTGGCCTTGCGCGGCCTGACCAATACCCGCAATCGAGGATAAACGGTTAAATATATTGCTCTGTTGCGTTTGGTAGTTATTGAAAGCATTTTGGTAGGCGTTGCTAGCATAATTCTCGGCAAATTGCGTTGAGGCCTGATTGATGTTTGATCCACCACCATTCGCGTTGCCTGTTTGTCTGGTCGCGCCTAAACCTTGGTTCAGCATGAACTGGTAATTAGGGGCTAAGTTACTTGCCAATTGTTGAGGGCCAAAGGTCTGCGTGAACTGCCCTGTGCCTGTAATGGGCGTTCCCATGTCGCCCGTGGGCGTGAATTGCTGCTGTGTGCCGCTCAATCCACCTAATAACTGATTGAGTGATGAATAACCCGCTGTGCGATAAGGCTGTTGCTGCGCGTTTTGGGTGTTGAACATCTGCTGCTGGATCTGTGCAGCTTGATTCGCGGAATTGGCCTGAGTTTGGGCTGCACCTTGGCTGGCGTTTGCGCCAATAAGTGAACTGCCAATCGCGGCAGCGGCTAGGAATCCGAATGGCATAATGCAACCCTCTGAGTTTTATTCATTATATGTCTAGTCAATAATTTAAAACAGTCCACCGCCAATCCCATTTAACGCTGTTAAGCTCGTAAATGTTCCGGCTGCGGGTGTACTCCCACCGATCACGCTACTATTGATTGTGGAATTGGTAATCGTGGCATTACTAATCTGCCCTGAGTTCACAATAATTGTATTCACCGTCTGCGTTGCAACGTGAGGATTCTGCAACCACAACAACCATTCACGCGCTGGCTGATTGGTCTGCGGATTGAGAAACGGGCTTAACGGATACGGAATATTGGTGTTAATTGTGGTCAATTTTCCCCAACCTCCGCTTTAAGGTTAGCTGACACAATCACCGCCTTGATGGGATCAGTCACCACCACTTCAAAAATCCTATCGCGTGACCAACCCAATCGCCTCCAAATAGCACGATTATTGTATTTTCCGACCTTACCAATGCTTACCCAATGCTCATTGGAATAAGTCGAACCACCATCACTCGACCATCTCAGCATAGCCTGTGGGTCTTGGCCTTGACCTGTTTCTAATCCAACGCCGGGCTGGAATTGAATTTGCATTTCTGCAAAATACTGTCGTTGCAAGTCTGAGACTAAATGCGGGCAACGTCTGACCCTGCGGATCGTGTTGCCATTGTCGGTGTAAACCGCATTATCAAGGCTATAAATCTTGCCGTTCTGCCAGTCTCCAACCAAGGAATAACCCGCAAAGTTAGCAAAGCAATTTGCTCGATGGCGATCAAAGCTGTTCCCATTCCACCACAACCATTTGTGCCACATTTCCGTTGTTAAGTCGTACGCCCAAGTTAGATTCACGCTCGGGAATGTCACAACATAGAATTCATGCCCTTCGATCTGATAGGTAAAGGCAATCGCATCGGAAATGGTTTGATCAACCAAGGTCTGCTCAACGGCATGGGTTGAAATGCGTTTGGTGTTATAGCCCTGCACTTGGAAGATCATGGTTTGACCACGGGTATCACGGCTCACAAAGGCAAACGATTCGCCCAAACGCGCCACGCTAAACTGCGCTGCCACACCGTGCTGCATTGATGTTCCAGAAATCCGCGCAAATGGGAATGTGACTAATCCGGCTTGCTGGCTTCCTACGTCAATCCATACCTCGGATGTCACTTCACCCAATAGGAATACTTGGCGGTGATCGACTATTAGGCTTGTTAATGAATCAGGTGATCCATCTTTCGCGCCATAATAGGCTGCGGTGCTGAATACTGAATAAAGATCAGTTGCCGCCCATAATTGAGTGCCGGGTTGGTTGTAAATAATATAGTTATCCACAACATCACACACATTTGCACCCTGCCAAGGACCATCTGTGGATGGTAATGTGGCAAACGTACTCGATGGCACGTTGTAGTAATAACGGTTTTCCCCATCAACAATGTATGCGGTCAAACCAGTTAAGGTTGTGTTTCCTTGTCCAACCAAAGTTGTACTAGCAACGGTTTGGCTAACCGATACCGTCCATGATGAACCTGATCCACCTGTGATGGTTGTGTTGGCTGCAACACCGCTTCCAGTAATGCCTTGGATGGTTTGACCAATCTCCAACGCGCCTGTAAGAACAGATGAAACGGTTAAGGTTGTGTCAGAAATTGAACCGACAAACTGACAAGCCGTTGTAGTGGTTTGCTGCAAAATGTTGTCGGTGATTGAGACATAACCTGTGCTGGTGGTCAATGTACCGACTTGGGTTGCAACCAAACTGGTGTTGATTGAATAAACAATGTTGCCGCAAACCGCAATTAAATACTGGCTGCCCGATAAGGCTCTCATCCCACGCACGGCTGCCGTATTTAACTGGATCTGTTGAGTTAAACCCGGCGTTGGGTATAAAGCCACAACACCCCTAGCCCCTTGGGGCTTCATGGGGTCTATTTCTGGATAGAAGTTAATGCACTCTTGTGCATCTTGATAAATAGAGGGGGCTTCATAGGATGGCCCCACAAATCCAAAATCCATAAATTACTCACTTTCCTTGTATGAGTCACCACGCAACAAAGTTTTCATGCTTGCACGACTTAAATTAAATTTTTCCATTAATTGTAGAATAGTCATACCATTTTTCCTAAGTAAGCGAGCTTTTCTAGCTTGTTCCATTGTAAGCTTGCAACGAGGGCCTTTGCCACCACTAAAATCTGGACTACGACCTTTTGCAGCTTTATCTGCCATATTGTCAGCATGAGTACCAACCCATAAATGATTTGGATTGCAACAAGATGGGTTATCACAAGTATGCAAAAGAAAACCTGTTTCATTCTGAGAAGTCGGTGCATTAAGATTAATTGTGTTTGGATAGACAAGCGAATAAATGACTCTATGAGCATAGTAGCCTTTGTCATTAATCCAAGTCCTTCCATAACCACTATGATTTTTAAAACCTTTCCATTCCCAACATTCATCTTCACCACGCTTATCAACTTTGTTCCAAAGAACGTCAGCAGTATTTGCTGGTCTACCGCAATTTGGTGAACCAAGCCCTGCTTTTCTGAGTTGATACCAATGTCTTTGTTTTGCCAACTTTTCTTCTTTTGTATACATAAAAATCTCCTGTTGTAAGAAATTTCACTATACATAAAAGAATCAATCTTGTCAAACAATCCTCTACCTGAAAAAACCCCCGCTCAAAATCCACCCGGCATCCTTGCTGCGGCTGCTAGTAATAACGTCATCAAATCGCGATACTTGGGGCGGCTTCATGTTGGTGCGCTTCAGGGTCGCTTTAGATTGCGCTGCAAAGGCCGTAATCATCGCTATTTGCGTCTGGCTAGCTTTTCCATACATCGGCATCAGCCGCTCGGCTAAACACCATCTAAGGCAGTTATTAAAACCTTGGGGTAATGTAATCTGATCGTTAATGGTGACGTATCGACTAAACAGGGTATCGGCAAAAATGTGCATTTCGCCTTGGCTTGGGTTAGGCCAAACAAATATGTTTCCCAAAACTTCGGTGGGCTGATAGTACAACGCTTTAGGCCACGGACCATTTAACGTCTTTAGTCCAATCATCTCGTACTGATCAAAGTTCAAAATGCTGATCGGATAATCAAGGCCGCCGTTTACAACTGGATAACCATTAGAATTCGTTGCAATCCGTACAAAGGCTGAATTGATACTCAAAGGCCGCTGCCAATAGGCCGTGATCGTGGTTGTAGCTGCGGTTTGATAAGTGTTAAGGATATACGTTCCAACTTCGTTGATGTTGCCGCCTGCACCGCTCTGAAAGGCCACGATGGTTGTACCGTTGGCAATCCCTGTGCCGCTTAGTGTCATGCCTAAACCGATAGCACCTGCGGTGATCCCAGTTACCGTGAGAACATTCCCTGAGATTGATCCTGTAAAGGTTGCGCTGATTTCCCCGCCGGGTCCAATGGTGTACTGTGTTTGACCGGGATTGATCGTGTAAACGATCTCAGTCTTATAGTAAACCATCATACTTTCATTCGACCATTGATCGATCATGTCGTTCATCATGTCGAACGCATCTTGCGCTTCGTCAGCGGTTGGAACCTCTCCGGCCGCCAACGCGCCAATGTCCTTCATGGCGCGGGTCACAATGTCAAATGGCTTTGTCATTGAACAAACTCCACAATATCTCCAACATTTAAACCGCTAATAAATGTAACAGTTGATGTATTTGTTTCATTGTAATTTAATGTATTAACTTGTTTTGATCCATTTACAAAAACATACAAAGAATTTGATCCCAACAAATAAGTAAATGGTACTGTGCAAACAGTTTGACCTTGCGTTGCCGTTATATATCCCTCTTGACCAGCAGAGGGAAGTCCTTGAAGGTTATCCATGCTCCAAATTTGAACAAAAGTAGCAGTTTGCAATACAAATTTATATGAAACACCGCTTGAAAGCCATATTTCACTTGGAGGTCTGCCAGCAGAATCTAATACGATAGGATTGGAATTTTGAATAGTTCCAGATGCAGATGTATAAGTAGCTTGGGGAGTGGATGTTCCTGCCAAATAAGTGTAAATAAGACCACCAGATAAAGGCACTCCATCATTATTAAAAAATTGCCATCCTGCGCCACCAATAGGTGAAAGATTGACTGCCATATAAGCTCCTAAATGTTTGGCGTAAATACTTGAGGCAACCAAGGTGCAACAACAGAATCTTGCTTATTTAGCTCATTTAACTGTTCTTCTAACCTAGATTTTATAAGGTTTATGCCGTCTTTCATAGTTTCTTGTTCAATCCAAAAGGCTACCATTTCTTCTGTAACTTGATCAAAAGGCACTTTTTCTTCTGTTCCGTTAAACCACCAATTACCTTCAGTTTCTACAGTTTGATCTTGATCAGTGAGGCTAACTTTGTATTTGGCATGAGTAATCAAGCCATCTTTGGCTGATACATCAAGAATTGCCCATTTATAGTTCATTTTTTATCTTCTAATGTAAATGTTGTCATATTAATAACCATTTAATTGAAGGTTAAAACGATGAGCCCCAGCAGCAATGTTTCCACCTGTTAAGACAAATATTTCAAAACGAGCATTGGTTGTTGTAGTGCCAGAATCAACATAGTTGTTTCTAAAAAATCCGATAATAGGAGTTCCACTAGTTCCATCTTCAGTTAAAAATCCATTAACAGGGGGTTCTGTAAATATTCCAACAGGAATGCTTATGTTAATAACTTCTGAAGAAACTCCGCCAGCTATTGTCACAACTATAGTTAAATTATAACTTGTGCTTTGCATTGACCCTGTATTAGTTACAAAAACATAAGTATTTGCATTAACAATAATACTCTGCCCAGCTACAGAACCTACATCAATAGCAGTAAGCATTTGTTGGAAACCGTTACCATTAATATTTAATGCTTGTACGCCATTAGAACCAGTTACTTGAATACCAGTTCCTGTATATACAGCATCATCCGTTCTACCTAAAAAATTGCCTGATATAACAATAGAACGAGGACTACCGTTATTAGTATTAAATTGAATTCCAACACCTGCTTGCCGAACAGCAATATAGTTTCCTGTAACTATTCCACGCTCAAGAATACCTGTTGTAGCTGTATCAAATTTAATGCCTACAGAAGCCCCATCTACTTCAGCGTTTCCTACAATTACAAAATCAAAATCTGAATTAGAATTAATTGCTACATTGTAATCAGAAATAATATTGTTAGAAATATTAGTTGCTAATGTAGAAACAGTAGTAATTGCAGTATTTCCGTTTACAAAAGAATTGTTTTGGAAAGACAAGCCTTCTACACGTCCTGCGCCTGTACCGCCACTACTTCTTCCTGGGCAATAAAATGGATAAGCAACACTTAAAAATTCATTGTCATAAACATTAATGTTCATAACGCTAGTATTCATATTATTGCCTAAAACAATTTTAATACCATACCCACCAACTCTAGTTGATGGTGTAGAGCCTGTAACATTTCCTGTAAATTGATTATTTACAATATCAGCAGTCCACACGCCTGAAAGATTAATAGCTGTAGCAGAAGTATCGCTTGCTAAAGAAGTTAAAAAATAACATTTTTCAATTCTTGGCCCAATCTTTCCAGCAGAATCCCAAGTTTGAGTCATATTAATACAAGTATTACTACTTGTTGCTTCAAATGACATTTGATAAATACATTGAGTTACAGACCCAGTTGTTGTTGGATAAGCAACTAAAGGATTAACAGAGCCAAATATTCTTGATAAACGACCTTCACCACGCATTACAAAGTTTGCATAAGGAAGCGTTAGGGTTGTTCCAATAAAGTAATTTCCTACAGGGAAATACAAAGCTGAAGCAGAATTTAATGCAGCTTGTATAGCAGCAGAATCATCAGTAACTCCATCTCCAATAGCACCAAAATCTAAAACACTTACAAATTCAGCAAGTTTTTTATTAATTGGTCTGTTTACTGCTCCAGCAGGCGTAGAACCACCGTTTTTTAAATCAAATTGGGGGATAAGAGTTGTCATTTTTAAACCTTATGAAGTAATTGTGTTTATAGCCAAGGCAGCGTTTGTAAAGATAAAACGGGTGGATTAACAATAGAATTAATTTGAGCATCTATACTTGCTTGCAAATTAGCTACTCCATCCGTACCAAATTCTTTTTGAATCCATCCAATAACTTCTTCTTCTGTAACACTAGAAAAAGGCGTGAATGAATCTTCACTGCAAGTTAATGGCTGAGATATAGTCATTGAAGCCGTATTTATGCCATCTGTTCCACTTAAAGTAAATTGAGCTAAATAAATAACATCATTTTGCTTATTACTTTGTGCAAGAGTGTGCAAACTTTTTATTGAC